GTAGACAGTTTAGAAAGCTCGCGCACGCGAGGAATTTTAGGGGAAGGAGAGAGGCAGAATGGCAGGATCAAAACCTGAGTCAAAGCCGAAAAAAGAGAAGAAAATCAGAATTGCGATAAAGCCAAAATCCAAGAGAAAAGTCCGCGAGGATCTGATCAACCAGCTCAAGGCTAAAGGCGCCGATGTTTTGATTTTTGAGGATCTCATTGACCGCTATATGTTCTATCGCGACCTGGAAATCGAGATGCACAAGAACATCGCCGAGAAGGGCTTGGAATATCCCGCGGTATCGGCGACCGGTAAGAACTATGTCAAAGAAAATCCGTCCGTCAAGCAAGCCGTTCTCTATAACAAACAGTGCCTCGCAATCCTTCAACAGCTCGGTCTCAACCCTAAAGAGATCGAGGACGACACAGAAGATGATGAACTTTGAGTTTGTGTCACTACATTCAAGACTACATTGACCTTGTAAACAGCGGCAAATACCACGTTTGTAAGTGGCAACCGCTGCTGATCGAGTTTGTTCAAAAGGTTTTTGAGACTGAGAGCGTTTACGTTGACGAAGAACAGGCGGACAAGTACTTTGAACTGCAAAAGTACTTTACATACAAGCTGTTTGAATGGGAAAAATTCTGTTTTGTTCTTCACAACTGCACTTATATTACGCCCGGTGTGTTGCGGTTTCCGACTTTGGTTATCGTTGTCGGCCGCGGCAGCGGAAAAAACGGGTATTTGGCGTTTGAAGACTTTGCGCTGGTGACTCCGATCAATGGAGTCCGAGAATTTGATATTGACATTTGTGCGACATCAGAAAAACAGGCAAAGACCTCATTTGTTGATATATACAATCTGCTCGAGCGGCATCGGAAGAAAATGCAAAAGCATTTCTACTGGAACCGCACTGAGATCAAAAACCTCAAGACAGGCTCGGTAATCAGATACCGCACATCAAACGCTAAGAGCGCCGACGGCGGCCGCCCGGGCAAGGTGGATTTTGACGAATACCACGCATATGAAAATTACGATCTGATCAATGTTTTCAAAACGGGATTTGGTAAAAAGCCTATGCCGCGCGAAACTATCACCACCACGATGGGCGACGTCCGCGACGGTCCGCTTGATAATCTTGTATCGGACGGAAAAAGCATTTTGAAGGGAGATATCCCCGATAACGGTACATTGTTCTTTTTCTGTCAGCTTGACGCTGACGAAGAGGTCAACGATGAAGCGAATTGGTACAAGGCAAATCCGAGTTTGCAGTATTTTCCCGAGCTTCTTCGGGAAATGCGCAAAGAATATCAAGAATTTCTCCGCGACAATTTCGGCAACGCTTCATTTATGACTAAGCGTCAAAACCGCCCGTTCGGTACCGCCGAGGTTCCCGTTACAAAATGGGAGAATATCTTAGCGACAAATCGCCCAGTCATCGACCTCGAAGGCGAGCGTTGCGTGTTCGGTCTTGACTACACAAAGGTCAATGACTTTTTGGCGGTTGGATTGTTGTTTGTCAAAGACGGGATGGTTTATTGGAAAACACATTCTTGGGTTTGCGAAAACTGCCGTGATTTATCCCGAATAAGATTTCCGCTTAAAGCGGCAGCGGAAAAAGGATTTTTAACTATTGTCAGCGGCGTAGAGATACCGCCGGAGCTTCCTGTTGAGTGGCTCGCCGAGCAAAAACAGCATTATCAAATTATACGCGGCGGACTTGATAACTACCGCTTTACTCTGCTGAAAAAGCCGCTTGAATCTATCGGGTTTGACCCAAATAAAAAAGACGGTAATAACAACCTGTGGCTTGTTCGACCGTCCGACATAATGAAGGTCCATCCGATTATATCATCCGATTTTGATAACCAGCGAATAATCTGGGGTAACAATCAGCTTATGCGCTGGTATACGAATAACGCAAAGGTAGTCAGTGTGAAAAATAATAATTTCACATATGACAAAATCGAGCCGCGCAGCCGAAAAACAGACGGCTTTATGGCACTGGCAGCGGCTTACACGCAAAAAGAGTATTTGCAGTCAAATGCAATCTCAGCGGCGCAGTTTGATTATATGAACGTATACACGTTCTAAAGCGAGGTGAGAATTTGAAATTTATTGATTTTATCAAATCAAAGCTCATAGGGCAGGATGAGGTTAAAATCAGCTCTAAAACCTTTGATGAATTCTTTGAAAGCACAGTTGAATCCTCGCAGTTCCACTTGTACGAAATCGCTTTATTCACCGCTATCGACCTGATCGCGCGTACACTGTCAAAATGTGAATTTGTGACAGTCAGAGATAACGAAGAATGCTACGGCGACGAATACTATTTGTGGAATTATCAGCCGAACAAGCACCAAACAAAAGCGGAGTTTTTGATACAGTTCTTTTCAACCCTGATTTTCAAAAATGAAGCCCTGATTTTTGAAACCGCAAACGGTCAGTTGCTTATCGCCGACAGTTTCGGCAAAACCGAATACGCGGTTTTTGACGACGTTTTCAGCGGCATAACTGCCCGCGGATATACGCTTGACCGTAACCTGAGATCAACCGAGGTTATATATCTCCAATACAACAGCGTTGCGCTCCGCGGACTGCTCAATGATATGTGCTCAGCATATCAAAATCTTATGGCAGCGGCAGAGGAGCGGTACCGGAAGGCTACCGGTCACAAGGGCGTTTTGGAAATAAACTCAAACGCGCAGGGCGATAAAGACTTTGAGAAACATTTTAATGACCTTTTACAAAACCGTTTTAAAAAATATTTCAGTGCAAAAAACGCGGTTCTTCCGTTGTTTAATGGCTTCAAGTATGACGAGCCGTCGACCGACGCGGGCAAGACCACTAACTCAGAGATCAACGATATATCAAAGCTAAAGGCGGAGGCGGTCAATGCCGTTGGCAATGCGCTGCATATCCCGCCCGCGCTTATAACAGGCGAAGCCTCTCAGCTCTCCGACGCTGAATCCGCTTTTATAGCGGGCGCGATCGACCCGACTGCAAAAATGCTCGGGCAGGAAATCACGATCAAAAGATACGGCGCATCGGAATTCAAGAAGGGCAACTATCTGTTCATTGACACCACATACGCGCGACACATTGACGCTATTTCAAGCGCAAACGATCTTGATAAGGCTATCGCAAGCAGTATTTTGAATCCTTATAAGGCTCAAAAGTACTGCAACATGTTACCGTCAAAAGATGCTTGGGCTAAGGAATATCAAATCACAAAGAATTATCAATCTCAAGGTAATCATGCGAAAGGTGGTGATGAATAATGCTGAGAAAACAATTTGTAGTTAAACAAATCAAAGAGAGTAAGGTACTGGACATTTACCTTTACGGCGAGATCCGCGCTGACTGGTATGACTGGTGGAACGGCACGATTGTAGAATCTACTACATCCGCAAATTATGTCCGCAAGGCTGTTGATGATGCTGGTGAAATAGACCAGATCAATGTTTATATCAACTCCTGCGGCGGCGATGTCTCCGAAGGTAACGCAATTTATAACATCCTCAAACGCTCTAAGGCAAAAGTCACCGCCTATGTTGACGCGTTTGCTTACAGCGTAGCATCGGTTATTGCTATGGCTGCCGATAAAATCGTTATGCCGAGCAACACAACGATGATGATCCATAATGCTATGATGGGCGCCTATGGTAACAGCAATGAGCTTAGACAGGCGGCGGACAACCTCGATAAAATCAATGAGGCGAGCTGTAACACCTATCTTATCAAGGCAAAGGACAAGCTCACGCGTGAAGTTCTTAATGAGCTTCTTGATAAAGAGACATTCTTTACAGCGGATGAAGCGTTTGCATATGGCTTGTGTGATGAGGTTATTGATCCCGTTGAATCAACAGAAACCGAGGAAGTTGTAAAACAGGCGCTTGAAAACAAGAATCCTGTTGCAAAGAAGGTAATTGAGCGCATTAAGCAGGCGCAGGCGGACCCGCCCGAGCCTAAATCCGAACCTAAACCCGAGCCTAAGCCGCAGCAGCCCGCTCAGAAAGAGCAGGATTGCTTTGACTGGCTCAAAGAACAGTTTAATTTAACCTAATCAAGAAAGGAAGAAGAAAATGAAGAACAGAGACACATTCACAGAAGCCCGTCAGCAGTTAAAGGCTGACATTAAGACGGCGCTTGACAACAAAGACACGAATATGCTTGCGGAGTCTATTCAGACTTTCGCAGAAAGCATTGTCGCTGACTTTGCCGATGCAGCGGCAGAGTATAAGCAGACCGCGGACAAGGCAGTCCTCGCGTCTCGCGGCATCCGTACTCTCACATCTGCCGAGCAGAGATTTTATGACGACTTCATCGAGGCTGCATCCTCGGCAAATCCCAAGCAGGCGCTTACAGGCGTTGACACTACCATTCCGCAGGAGACGATTGACACAGTCATTTCCGATATTCAGAACGCTCATCCGCTTCTCGCTGCCCTTGACATAGTCAATACCCACGGTTCCACAAAGTGGATCATGGCGGTTGACAAGAAGCAGCTCGCTCAGTGGGGTCAGCTCACATCGGCAATCACTAAGGAGCTCACGGGTAAGATCGAAGCTGTTGAAATCGGCTCCGATAAGCTCACAGCGTTTATCCCCGTGCCCAAAGACCTCCTCAAGCTCGGCGCGGCGTATGTTGACGCTTATGTCCGCCTTATCCTCAGCGACGCTGCCGCTTGCGGTATGGAGTACGGCGCTGTCAAGGGTACAGGTAAGAATATGCCCATCGGCGGTAACAGAGACCTCAATGGCGGCGTGGTAGACGGCGTTTACCCCGAGAAAGAAGCTGTCGAGGTTACTTCGCTTACTCCTGCCGGCTATATGGCGCTTATCGCGCGGCTCGCTGAAAAGCCCAAGCTCAGCGGCGAAGCAAAGGGCAGACCGAGAGTTGTCAGCAAGGTTGCGCTTATCTGCAACCCCGTTGATTATCTGACAAAGATCATCCCCGCAACAACCGTTCTCGCGACAGACGGTACATATAAAAACAGCATTTTCCCGTTCCCGACCGAGGTTTTTCCGACCGAGGTATGCGACGCGGGCGAGGCTTATCTTGCCGTTATGGAGGGCGACAAGATCAAGTATATGATGTTCCTCTCAACAGGATTGAGCGGAAATATCGAGTATTCGGACGAGTACCAGTTCCTTGAGGATAACAGGGTATATGCCATCAAGCTCCTCGGCACAGGTCGTCCTGTCGACAACAACTGCTTTGTCAAGCTCAACATTTCAAACCTCAAGCCGCTTGAGGTCAAGGTTGCTGTAAGCAGCATTGACAACCCTATCGCCACGATTGAGGCTGACGCTACGCTTCTCAGCGCTACGCTCAACAAGAGTACCGTTGCCGCCGACGACACCGCAACGGTATCTGTTATCAAGACAGATTTCAACCTCCTGCCCGGCACAGCTCCCACACTGAGCTACCAGTGGCAGGTTAGAGCTAAGACCGGCACGCAGTACACCGATCTCGACAGCTCCTACACCGGCTACAACACCGCTAACCTCACCGTTAAGGCAGCGGATGCCGAAAAGCATTACCGCTGCAAGGTAACCGCAAGCGGTACCGCGACCGGTACGGTTTACACGCCCGAGTGTACTGTTGAGGCAGCCCAGGAGGGCTAAGCCCGACTAACATAACGAAAACGGAGATGTTTTTATGAATGTTCAAAATGAATCACAGTTGCTGTCCAATGTAGGCACAATGCTTAATTACACAGCGGATGAAATTTCCGAGGACAAAACATTAAGAGACAGGCTAAAGCTGATCATAAAAAACGGCGTAGAGCATCTCCGTTCATTCGCGCCCGACTTGACTGACAACGATTTCAACCAAGAGGGCAAACCGCAGGAGCTTTTGTTTGCTTACTGCCGCTACGCCAACAGCAACGCGGATGAAATGTTCGACACGAACTATCACGCATTGCTTTTGGCGTTAAGGTTTGAATACGAGGTGAGGGCTGACAATGAAGATCAAAACGAATCCTGAGTTTTTGGAATTCAACGACGGCACTGTAACGATTTATGATACCGACGATAACGATGAGATCACAAAGGCAACCGGCAGGGCACACAGGTTTGGTAATGAAAAGATAGGAATAACACGCTACTATGCCGCCCGCCAAGACGATATCGAGCTGGATAAGGTTATCCATATCCACCGCAGCATAAGCGTCACGACAGAGAGCGCCGCGGTCATAGATAACACGCGCTATAAGATTGAACATGTGCAGCAGGAGCCATACAGCAACCCGCCGTCTACTATTTTGAGCCTGTCACAGCGCGGATTATGGGAGGGTAGAGAAGATGATTTATAGCGATTATACGGCTTTTAAGACCGCAATCGAGTCTTGCAGCATTACAGCGGCAGAGGCTGAGTTTAAAAAAGCTGTAAACACGCCATACCTCTGTTACTTTCGTTCAAGCGAATACGCCATAGATGCGGACGGCAAGCCCGTGAAAACTTTCACAAAAATGGCGGTAGAGCTCTACACCGCGAAAAACAACACCACCACCGAGGCAACCTTTGAAGCGTGGCTCAGATCCCAGGGCATAAACGCCGAGAAAACCGAGCGCGCGTTTGTTCAATCCGAGAACTACTACGAGACCATTTACGAGTTCGAGGTGGTTTTCAGATGAGCTATAAGATCAAATCTGACGCTGTCGGATCCGCGGTGTCGAACATCTTATATCAGTTTTCGGCGGATGTTCAGCACGGCGTGCGCGAGCTGACGGACGAAAAAGCCGAAAAGCTCAAGAAGCTTATCCAGGAACGCGCCCCCGTTGACAAGCGGAAAACAAAGCGGCGCGGCAAATATAAAAAATCTTGGCGCGTGAAAATCACAAAAGATACGTTTTCGGTTTATGAGAAAACAGTCGGATCTCCGAAGGAGTACCGGCTTACACATTTGCTCGAAAACGGTCATAAACTACGCAACGGTAAAACCGTTAAAGGGCGGCCGCACATCAAGCCGGCTGCCGATAAGGTCAATGCCGAATATGTTAAAGGCATTGAGAAACTCTTAAAAACCTCTCAGCGGTACGGCGGAGGTTTAAGAACTACATCATATAAGAAATAGGAGGAGAATGTATGAATAAAACAATAGCTAAAGTCGGTTACGCTATGATTACCGATGAATCCGACTCCGCTGTTACATATGACAGCGCGATCTCTTATTTTGAGTCGGACGAAGCCGGCGGCAGAGAAGTCAAGGCATCGCCGAAAGGTGAGTCGTTTGAAATCGAGGCGGACGGTATCATCGTAAAGGGCGGCGAAATCAACAGCGGTTATGACATTGATCTCACGCTGCTTGATATCATCGACGATATCAAAGAAAAGTGGCTCGGTCGTTCCGCAATCACCGGCGGACACGTTGAGCAGGGCGGCGCAACATCATACCCGAAGTTTGCGCTCGTTGTTGCCGAAGAGACTTTCGACGGTGACAAAAAGTATGACATAAACATATACCTGAGCTGTCAGGTTTTGGAGCGTCCTGAAAAGACGGCAAAGTCAAACCACGACAAGTTTGATCCCGAGTTCCCGACATATAAGATTGGTGCGCGTCCGAGAATGAGCGACAAGTACACTGTCGCCGAGATCTTCGCGGATGAGCTCCCGACTGCAATTCCGACAATCACAGTTCCCGCACAGAGCGGCAGCGGCTCAGGCTCCGGCAGCGGCTCAGGCTCCGGCAGCGGCTCAGGCTCGGGTACCTGATTATGATTATTTCAATTAACAAAAAGAGTATAAGGGTAGAGGTAAACGCCTCTACCCTCATAATCTACGAGGACAGATTTAAGGGCAGACGCCTTTTGCAAGATATTTTTGAGCTTTCGGCGATCAAGGATACCGATAAAGTACCCTTTGCGCTTGTTTCAAAGCTCATTTGGGCAGCGGCAAAGACCGCCGACAACACCACACCCGATCTATACGAATGGATCGCGCAGATGAACATCGCCGAGGTCATCGGCATAGCGCCGCAGATCCTCACGATGTATTACACGAATATTGAAACCGCAAAAAAAACGACAGCGGCAGCCAGAATCAAGCATCTGTTTCAGCGCTTCAAATTTTGGCATACGCAACACGATGTGGACTGACTGTCGCGGATTTCAAAACAATGTCTATCGGCTTTGTGGTCGATTATTGCATTGCCCGTTCCGAACTGGAGAGCGGCGACAACAACGATGAAGAGAAAAAATATATAATGCTCAAAAAGAATTATAGCATTATTCAGGATAAATATGAGCGCGGAGAGATAAGCGAGGAAAAATACCAAAGCTTTATGAAGCGCTATGAAAAGATGGAGGCTCTTTATGGCTTCGACTATTAAGGGGATCACCGTCAGTATCGGCGGCGACACTACAAACTTAAAAAAATCGCTCGACAGCGTTGATAAGACGTCAAAAGACCTGCAAAGGGAGCTTAATCTTGTCAATAGAGAGTTGAAGTTCAATCCCGACAGCGCGACTCTGCTCGCTCAAAAGCAGGAGATTTTGGCGGAGAAGGTAAACGCTACCCGCGAGAAGCTCAATAAGCTCAACGAAGTTCAGGAGCAGGTCGAGCGCCAGGCAAAGTCGGGCGATCTCGGTGCGGAGGAATACCGCGCCTATCAGCGTGAGGTCGAAAAGACTAAAAGTCAGCTCGGATATCTTGAAAACGAGCTCGGCAAAACAGGCGAAAAGTTCAACGAAGTTCAGCGCCGCTCGGGCAACGTCAATTTTAAGAACGCCGAGGATAAGGTTGACCACCTCAAGGGCAAGTTTAAGGATCTCGCGGATGACGCGTCTAAGAATTTGGACGCTTTTTCAAAAAAGGCAGAAAAGATCGGTGACGGGCTCGACAAAGCGGGCGGGGTTTTGAATAAAACCTCTGCCGCCGGCGCCGCCGTCTTAGCCGGTTCGGTCGCGTCCTTCAAGGATTTAGACAATGGCTACGACACCATAGTTAAAAAGACCGGAGCAACCAACGACAAGCTCGAAAAGCTGAAAGCGATAGCAGATGATTTGTTTTCAAACAACTCATTCGATATGCAGGCGATCGGCAGCGCGATCGGCGAGATCAACACCCGTTTCGGATATACGGATGAAAAGCTCAAATCCGTTACCGAAACCTATTTGCAGTTTGCGAAAATCAATGATACCGACGTTTCTCAGAGCGTAGCGAAAAGCTCTCAGATCGTACAAGCGTGGAACTTGTCAGCTGAACAGATCCCCGGCTTGCTCGGCCTTATCACGGGCAAAGCACAAGAGACGGGGATATCTGCCGATGTTCTGATGGACAAGGTCCTCGCGAACAACGCCACGTTTAAGGAAATGGGCTTGTCACTCGAGGAGTCCGTCGGTCTGATGGCTCAGTTTGAGAAAAACGGTGTAAACGACAGTACCGCGCTCGCGGCGTTAAAAGCCGCGGTGAAAAATGCGACAAAAGAAGGCAAAAGCCTTAGTGAAGCTTTGCAGGAGAATGTTGCCGACATTAAAAACGCGAAAACCGACACCGAGGCTTTACAAGCCGCAACAAAGCTGTTTGGTTCAAAAGGCGCGGCTGAGATGGCAAACGCTATAAGAGAAGGACGTATCAATTTTGATGATCTTTCTTCTTCTATGGAGGACTATAAAGACACCGTTAAAAACACCTATGAGGGCACGCTTGACCCGCTTGAAAAGTCAAAGAAAGGGTTAAATAACCTCAAGCTCGCCGGCGCGGAGCTCGCAAATGTCGCCCTAAAAGAGGGCGAACCCCTGATTGATGATGTGGTCAAAGGGATTAAGGACATTACCGAGTGGATAAAAAAGCTGAATCCCGAGCAAAAGCAAATGCTGATCAAAGCCATCGAGATCGTAGCCGTGGCGGGACCGGCTGTAAAAATCACCGGAGGCATAGCCAAAGGAATAAGCAGCATAGCGTCGGTCGCATCTTCTTTGATTCCTAAGCTCGTTGGTGCAACAGGAGCACAGTGGAGTCTTAACGCTGCTATGGATGCTAACCCTGCCGGTGCTGTTGCCGCAGCTATCGGAGGGTTGATCGCGGTTATAGGCCTTTTAGTTATAGCAGGGCAAGACGGTGTTAAAATCAGCTATGAATTAAGTGATGCTCAGAAAACAGCCGCAGAAAAAATAGACGAAATAAAAAGATCATATGATGAGTATCGCGAAAGTAAAGAAAAAGCGTTGTCCGGAATTCACGATGAGTTTAAATACTACGAGGATTTATGGGATGAACTCGATAAAATAGTTGATAAAAACGGAAAAGTTAAAGAAGGCTATGAGGATCGAGCTAAATTTATAACCAATGAACTTGGCAAAGTCACTGGTAAGGAAATTGAGTGGAATGGAAATGTAGTCGAATCATATGATAAAATTCGCGCATCGATTGAAAAGACACTCAAAGTTAAAGAAGCGGAAGCCACTCTTTCCGGATTACAACCCGCATATTCAGAAGCGAAGTCAAATATGGGAAAGAAAAAGCAGTATTTGGCCGAGCAATGGAACGCGTATCAAGAAACATATAATGATATTTATGGAAAAGGCGGACTTTTAGAACAATTAGATGCAGCATATAAACGAGTCAATGCAGCGAAAGCAAAAGGAAATCCCAAAGAGCTGACAGAAGCAAAAATTGAATATGAAAATTTGTATAAAAAGCTATATGTTGATGACGGTGAAAATAAAAGTGCTGTTACGAGGCTTCGTGAATATAAAAATGCATATGATACTTTAAAAAAACAAATAGCCGATTATCAGAGAACAATATCTCATTATGAATCATTATCCGTTGCCGTAGTGAAGGGTGGAACAAAAGAAATAGGAGAAGCTCTTTACATTACTCAAAATGATTTTATAACAGCAAAAGACGGAAACGTAGCGACTCTTGCTGAACAGACACAAAAATATAAAAAAAATTATGATGAAATGGTTGCTGCTGTTAAAAGTGGAGTTGAAGGTATTACGCAGGCAGATGTTGACACAGCTAAAGCACTATATGATAGGGCGCAGGCGGAGTTCAACGCTTATGCTCAAGATCTTGGCAATAGATTGATCGTTGCTATGAAAAACTATAGCGAGCTTGAGAAAAAATATAAAGAAGGCGATAAAACCGTCTCAAAAGAAATGCTTGAAAATGCAAAAACAACCATGCAGCAGCTACAAACTGAATATGACAAATTACCTGCAACCGCAAAATCTTCTACACAAAAAGCAGTGAATGCAGTAAAAAACGAAAAGGGTAATTTTTCTGCTGCAGGAGCAGCAAACGGTGCTGCTGCAAATAACGGTACTGCTAATGCAATGAAGTCAGGAGGTGCGTTGAGCAAGATTGGTGTTGCTGCAAGTCAGGTGGTTAATTTTATTCGGAGTAAAGCTTCAAACTTCCTTGGTGCAGGAAATAATTTAGGGCAATACATAACAGAAGGTTTTGCTAACGGAATGGTAGCTAAAAAAGTTATTACTAAAATTTGGTCAGCAACCAAAAACATTGCTTCAAACACTATCATTTCAATAAAGAAGTTTTTGGGTATTCAATCGCCGTCAAAAGAAGCTGAAAAGCTCGGTCAATTCTTTGGTATGGGCTTTGTGAATGGTATCGAACAAAACCAAGCAGCGGCGAGAAAAGCCGCTCAAAATCTCAGTGGCGCAGCAAAAAGCTCTCTCTCCCTCGGCGCGTTTGATTACAGCGGCATTAAAAACACCTACACAAGTATCGGAAAACTCAGAAGCAGCGGCATAGCAAAAACGCAGAGCCGCGTCAACAACATAAACAACAGCACGTCAAAAAGCATAAACGGCGGCGTAAATGTCACGATCAATCAAGCTAAGCTCGATACCGACGCGGATGTTGAGCGTATGGGCGAAAAGCTCGCGGATATCATTATCAGGAAAGGAATGGAGTGGGGATAGATGAACAACATCATATATAACGGGCAATCACTCAGAGACTTAGGCTTTGTCGTTAAGAACCACCCCGTCCACAGTGTTGCCGAGCGCGACCTTGAGTTTGCTTCAGTGATCGGTCGCAGCGGCGATTATATCGTCGACAATTACCGCTATAAGAACGTGGATATCCCTCCGTATGAGATCAATATGCTCGATTTCGACCGACTGCAAAACACCGACGAAAACGAGCGCAGACTTATTGACTGGCTTATGACGGGTGATGGAAGCTATAAACGCTTTGAGGATTCCACCGTTCCCGGGTATTTCTGCAATGCGATATGCACGAATATAGGAGAAATCCAGCGGAACGACATCAATGGTTTTCTCAACACATCGCTCCAATTCAACCGCGAGCCGTTTTGGTATTCAAACGAAGGACAAAACGTGATCGAGTTTGAAGGGTCGAGAACAGATTTTACTATAATCAACCCCGAGCGCTATTACAGCGAGCCGTACATTAAAATAACACCTGCTAATTGTAGCGTAGGAATAGGAGAGACTGATTTATTAGTCAATGACGTAGCGTATAAGTTTAATCAGCTCGTGAGCAATCCGAGCGTGGATCCTTTTATTGAGATCGATTCAGAAAAAGCCGATGTTTTTTGTGGCAACACTGACAAAAACGCTTATGCAAGGTTTGATTATTTTCCGATTCTTCAACCGGGAGAAAACACTATTTCGATTTGGGTGAAAGGAAGCTCCGGCGCTTCTATCCTCTTTGATGTTCAAATCATCCCGAGATGGAGGCGGTTATAATGCTTCCGAGATTGTACAACACCGATAACACATATATATGGGGTTATAAAAACACTAACGGTTTAGGCTTTTTACGTGAAACATTATCATGTGAAGTCACGGAAGAAAGAAATGGCGAGTATTTTCTTGAAGCAACAATCAGCGGCTCGGATCGTCTTGCCAATGTCATAACCGACTCAATGTTTATCAAAGCTAAAGCGAACGATGTAGATCCGCCGCAGTTGTTTGAAATCAACAAGGTAGTAACGTTATACGGTTCCGGCGGCAAACAAATAAATGTCTCGGCTCAGCACATAAGACGCATAGCCTTCAATAACTACATTTCAAATAACGTTAACTATGCCGATGATACCGGCTCGCCGGCTCAAATTATGGCAAATGTCTTTTCAAAGCTTGCGATGACAAATTATTTTACGTTCACAAGCGGTATTGCCAGTCTTGAAACGATAGATATGACAGACGCGCCGGCAAAGACGCTTGGTGAGATTATTGGCGGGAAAGAAAATAGTCTTGTATCTGTTTTCAATGCTGAGCTTCATTATGATAACTTCGACATTGAACTGCTTGCCTCGCGTGGACGTGCTTCTAATCACAGGATAATGTTCGGTCACAATGTTTCGAGTTGCGAGCAGACTCTGACAAATGATGCCTCTTATTCTCACATTGTCGGTTATGCTAAAGTTCCCGAATATGTGAATGGTTCGGGTTCCTCAAGCGGATCATATAAGGTCATCACAAGTGCGCAGGTATTAACAGGCTCGACAAGAACTTTTCCGAAAATTAAACAAATCGATTTTACAAATGATTTGAGAGATTGCTTTGGTAACGATTTTAAAATAGTCGACGGCACATTAGTTCCGGGAATTAAAGACAAGCTTAACAATCTTACAGCGGAAAAGCTCAGTGAGTACAGCGGCATAGCTAATAAGGACGTTAATATTAAAATTGACTACCGCCCGGAGCTCGACAGGCTCAACAATGTCGGTCTCTGCGATACCGTTAACGTTGTGCTCGGTACGGGATCGGTAGTCAAAGCACAAGTCACAAAAGTAAAATATGATAGCTTGGCAGAGCGTTATAAAATGATTGAGATCGGTGATCCTAAACCGATGCTGCCGGCGTTTTTCACCAAAAAGAGGAGATGATCAGATGGACATACCGCACAGACAACTCAGCGTTGATATTGACCGCCGCAACCATTTGACGGTTGAATTGATCGGCCACGTTGACGATAACAACATCCGATACCTCGATTTGCAATTGACTGCAAACGATGAAATCATCGAACTTGAAGAAGGCTGTACCGCGACCGTTACATATGTGTCTGACGATATAGTCATAGCCCGTGATATTGAGTGCGATATCGAGGACGACACGATCATCATAGGCTTTGACCGTGAAAAGGTAGAAAACGCCCGCAGCGGGATTTTAAAGATTCAGCCGCAAATCACCGACTCAGAAAACAGAGTCTTTACGCTTCAGGTACCGATCTATGTTAAGGTGTCGCGCGACATCGCCGATTAAGGAAGGAGAAAGATATGAATATACCCCATAAGCAACTTAGTGTTGACATTAACAGAAAAAAACAATACACAGTCGATTTTATCGGCCACGTCAATGATAAGGACGTGAGGTACATTGATGTTACCTTTAACGCCGGCGGTACACCGATCACGCTTGAGAAAGGCTGTACCGCGACCGTTACATATGTCTCCGAGGGCGTGCTTATTGATCAGGCGGCAGTGTGTGTAGTCACCGGATCAACGGTGGTAATCGGCGTTGACAGCGAAAAGGTTGAAAACCTGCGCAGCGGGATCCTTGAAGTTCAGCCGAAGGTCGTTGATCCTAACGGAAGGATTTTAACTATGCAGATTCCTATCCTCGTGAGGATCTCCCCGGATATCGCCGAACACGGGCAGGTTGACGATGACTCGCTCGGATCATATGCCGAGGTGGTCAGAGAGATCGCCGCCGCCCGCAAAGGGTATGAGAGTATAGGAGAACGCATGGACAACATTGGCAACCCGACAGACGAACAGGTTGCCGAGGCCGTTGAGGAATACCTTGAAGAACACCCGCCCGCGGGAAATTTTGAAGTTGTCACACACAAGCAGGATTCTATTTCCAATCAGTCACAAACAGGTGATACCGAAAATTATCCAACAATACAAGCGGTTAGAGACTTCACAAACTATAAGGTTGATGAGCTTGGAGATTATGTTGACGAGCAGCTTGATAAAATATCAGTCGGCAATTCCATTTGGAAAACAAGCGTTGCGCCAACTAACACCGGCACTACCGAAGATCCGATATATAGTTTTGCTATATCAGATCTCACCGGTGCTGCCGATCGTGAT